TTAATGGTGCGGGAAACGCAATACGGATTGGAGGAATCCAACGGATTCTCCGCTCGACATTGGAATCGCGGCGCCCCCATTGGAGGCGAATCCGGTCAAGCTGGCGATTTTCCCGTCTTCCGGTTTGATGGAAACGGAGCCGTCATCGCTCAATCCGCTCATATCGAGGCTGCCAAGCGCCCCGGTCAGGATCAGGGCGGCGCCTTCCCGCAGGTTATACCCAGTGAATGCATAGTCCCCAAAGCTATCGTAGGGATGCGCCTTGGTCCCGTTCTGCACCGTTCCCGAGGCGCTGGCGTTGAAATAGAGCTTCTGCGCCGCATATTCGCAGGCCCCAATATCCGGGGTGGTCAAGATAGGAATCCCGCGGGATGACAATCTCGGCATTTTGTCGTGAATCTCCGCCACGACGACGCCAGCGTTGATGCATGGAGAATCGGCGCCAAGCGTCATGTCATCGGGATAGCCCATAAACTTCGGATCGGCGGCGATGCTTGCCGCGTCGGCCCCCGCCGCGATATTCTGCTTCGTCACTCCCGTCCCGTAATAGTCGTTATGATCGATGTAGTCTGAAGTCTCGGTGAGAGATGCTCTGTCGTATAAGCTGTTTACACCGCAATCGTAGAAAATATTGTTCTCTATTACCGGAATGGCGGTGGTATTTTGCCAGTCCAGACCAGCGATCAATTGCCCTGTTATGGCGCAATTCGTAACTGTTAGCTGGCTGGCTCCGTACCCCCTAAAGTCTATTGCCCGGTAACCCTGATAAAAGACAGACTCCCTCGCTTTGAGGTATCCCGTGCTGCCGGATGTCCCGTTGATGTAAATCGATGAAGTTGTCCCCGATGACTGACCGTTTACGCGCGACCGTACTATTTCGAGGTTGCAGCCGCTGTTGCCGAAAATATCCTGAGCGCCCGCCGGTTCAAGTAAGCAATCATAGAGCTTGGTGTAAGATCCAGCGGACAGAACCAGATCTTTCCCGGAGGTATTCAGGGTCGAAAGAGTCAAGTTTTTCAAAACAATCGGCGCCGATGCCGAATTCCCGGTCTGAACCGTAAGATTCCCCGACGAGGATGCCTGGACTGCCGTGGCGGAAGCCCCCTCGCCCTCTATTAAATAACCGCCCCGGCTCTGGCTGGTGGAAGCGAGCGTGCTCCAGGCGACGTATGTGTCGCTAATACCGTGCGTTCCATCCGCCAACCGGACGCGCGTCCCATTGCGAAGGCTGTTGTTTCCGCTCGCGGTGGCTTCCAGCACCGTCTCCAACGAGGCGGCGGGAGCGAATTTGGAATAACCGTAGCCCCCTGCCACGGGAGTTCCCGCCCCCCAGTCGCCCACGTAACGAACCGGATGCAGGATGGTCAGCTCCTCGGGAGGCGTATATTTGTTGAACGTCCCATCCAGTTCGATTTCTTCGGTGGTCCACGATCCAATCAGCGATTGCACGGTTGAAGCGTAAAGTTTATCCCCATACGTGAACAGCGAATACATGTATGCCTTGCTTCCGTCACGAAGATCGAATCTGGCCACCGCCTGCCAGTCCTCGGCGTCCGTCGAGGTATAGACTTCGATGCGCGGCTCTTGCCCGGCATTATCGAGCATCGTCGTCCAGACGTAGGTCCCGTTCAGCTGCTCGGCAAGCCAACCGACGTGATAGATGGAAAAGCCCTCGTCCCCTGCGGCTCCACGGGTGCGAATATCGTTGTTTATTCGCTCCCGGCTCGAAAGGTCCTTCTCCCATTTCCAGATGCCCGTAACATCGTCGCTCGCATAGGAATCGGAGAATGTCAGCGCCGCTTCGGCGGTGAAGATCATATCGACCGTGCGGGGGATCTGGGAGCCGACGCTTATCCGGAATTGCGGACGGCTCGCGATATTCGCCGCAAATGTCGCGGGTAGCTCGTCGTTCGTCCAGCTCCCCGATCCGTCCCAGCGCACCAGCATATTCTCGGCGTCCGTGTCTCCGGCGCAAACATAGACGTATCCCGTATAGGGGTCCTGCCACATGCCGTGGAAATGGGCTATGTGCGTCTTCACGCCCCCGCTATTGTACGTTGCTACCGTCGTCCAGGTCTGGCCGTTGTCGGAGCTTTTGTAAATCCTTGTTCCAATCACGGCGCCCGATGCTCCTACCCCGTAATCCAAATAAAAGAGCCATCCCGAGGAGCCTGCGGCCCCAGGCATATCGCGCGACAATATGCACAGGTTGCGCTGACCCAGAGCATTGTTGACTTGTTGGACCTGCGTCACGGTCTGGAAATTGTCGGTCGATCTGTAGAGATAGAATGCGGTAGGCGATACGTTCGTGTCCCCTACCACGACTATCTGATAGGAATTGTCCGGGGCTCTCCAAAGACACTTTATACTCACATTCGCCGGGAACGAATACACGGTGCTCACTGCCCCGGTGGATATGTTCGCCCTGGCTACGCTGTACGTGGTCCCGGACCAGGTGTAGCCATATAAATAATCCACGCCGTCCAGTTGAACGCCATAGAAGGCGTTGACGTCGAACCTATTGGAGTGTTCCAGCGCCGCGGCCGCATAAGCATTTGAGGATAGCAGCAACGCAACCAGCAAAAGCGCGGCGCTTGCGGATCTTTTCCTCATTGGCTGATCCTCCCTACCACTGTCCCCGAAGAGTATCCTCCCGCCTTCACCCCAAACCTGTACCGCACCCCCGACTCCGGCTCGAAACCGGTGAGCTCCGCGTTTTCCGTGTAGCTCCCTACGTCCTGCCATGTCACGCCGTTATCGAAGCTCCGTTGCACGTAAACGGTCGCCGACCATGTCCCCGTAAACGAGACGTTGAAATTGCCGTGCACCGACACGGGACTTGAAAACGTATTCTCCGCCGCGATGCTCTGCCACGGCTGCCCGGTGTAGACGGTTTGCGCCTCGCAGCGCCCCCACGCCGCGGCCATCATGCACATTGCGGCCAGTGCCGCGATCATCCTCGCCATCTTTACACAGCCTGTATTTCCTCTTGCTCCCATTGCATTCCCCTCCCGTTTTCGCGTTCCGATCCTCGGACTATCCCGTCAGTTGCTCGCTACCACCGCCCACTTCGAGTCCCCGATAAAAACGCACGTCACATAGTCGTACTGGTTGTGCAATTCGAAATATTCCGCTCCCCCGACCGTTTCCGACGGTTGCCCGCGCACCACCACCTTATTTGCCGATGCGTCCGTCTTGACGACCGTGATCCTCCGCCCGACGTACGACGGCGAGAGTCTCGGGTCGATTTCCCCCGATGACGCGTTGGCGAGCACCACGCCCACGTCGCTGATGGTGTACCCGGTGGCGTTCATGCTTTGCACGGCGCCCGCCTGGTCCCCTCCGAAGAAACCCGTTGCATCGTCATAGTTGAATCCCATCGGCGCGTAGGTGTAGCCGGGATCGTAGACGGCCCCGCTCAGGTTGTTGAACGTCCAGTTGCCGTCGATGACGACGTGATCGGAGTTGCTGTTCAGCTGGATGCCGTAGCGCTGCGTTTGCGTCTGGTCCGTTCCGTAGGTGTTCCCGATCACATTGGACGTCACGATGCAGTGGAAATTCGGATGGGTCGCGTTGCCTGAGAAATGGATGCCGTCGTAAGCGTTTGCCGCCTGCGAGCTGTTGTTCATGATGGTGTTGGCGGAGATGTTTCCCTCGATATACCCCCCGTAAATGTAATCCACGAGGATTCCGTGCAGCGCGTTGTGGCATATGGAATTCGCGTTCACTATAAATCCCCGCGAATCCTCGACCTCTATGCCCGACGACCCGTTCTCCCACACCGTGTTTCCGCTCACGACCATCCCGCGCCCCTTCGACGCGTCCACGAATATCCCGTCTCCAGCGTTCGCCCGTATGATGTTTCCCGCTATCGAATACACCCCCGTGTAGCCGTTCGCCGCCCGGTACGCGTGGATGCCGTGCGACCCGTTCTCCCGGATGCGGTTGTCCGCGATGACGATTTCGTCGATCACGTAATTGTTGCCGTTGTATAGGAGCACGCCCGCTCCGGCGTTCCCCGATATGCGGTTTGCGACGATCCGCGCGTCGCGTATGGAATCGGATGCGTTGTTCGGCTCCAGGTCTATTCCCGCCCCTGGATTCGCAACGGAAGTCCCGGTGATGCTGTTTCCCTGGACGAGCATCCCGTTCACCGCCGTAACGGAGATCCCCTGCCGCTCGTTTCCGGTGATCGTGTTGTTCACGACGCGAATGTCGGAAGGCGTCGTCCCGCTCGCCCCCCGGCCCACATAAACGCCGTCGCCCGCGTTTCCCGCCGTCGTCGTCGGGAAATCCTTCAGCGTGCAGCCTTCTATCGTTATATTGGACGCGCCCCGCACGATGACTCCGTACGCCCTTCCTTCGGGATTGTCGCCCTTGCGCCCGTCGAAGGTCGCCCCCGTTATCGAAATTCCTACGGACCCCTCCGGGATGTCGATCATTCCCCGGTCGTTCCAGTCCGTGGAGGGTTTCGACGCAAGCCCCCCGCCGCCCGACGCGGTGATGCGGGTGTGGGCGTTCGGGTTGATTTCGCCCGAAATCAGGTGCGTCGCCGAAAGCTCCACCGTGCTGTTGGCCGGAGCGGACGCGAACGCCTTGCGAAGCGCCGCCGTGTCGTCCTCGCCCTCTCCCATGGCCCCGAACCACTCGGGCCGTACGACCCTTGCCCCGCCTTCCGCGAACGTCGCCCCACCCCCTAGTGACGCTTCCACCCAGTGATAAAGTCCGGTCGCGCCCGAGAGCCTCCCGACACTTACATTCCACCCGGAAGTCACATAGTCCGCAGCCCTCTCGTCCGGGTCGGCTGAATCCGAGAGTCTCACGAAGATGGTCTGAAACCCTCCGGCGCAGTCCCCGTAGGCCCACTGTCCGGCTTCCAGTTCACCCGGCGCCGCGCCCCTCGCGAGAGCGACCGCGTTTTCCATCACGTTTCCCGGCTCATGGACGCCGGCATCGCCGCCCCCGGCAAGCTCCAGGTAGTACTCGGACGTTTCCCCGTTTTGCGTCCATTGGTAAGCCGCGCTCCGGATCGACTTCCATGTCAGGACGACCGCCCCCGGATCGGGCGCGATCTCGGCGTTGGCAGGCAGAGCGAAATTCGTCCGCACCGGGTAAATGCCGCTCGCCGGGATCACGACCCTCGCCTTCATGCCATGCGCTTCGAGATATTTGGCGATATCGGCGATGGAGCCCGTCTCGATCGTCGCGGCGTCTCCATATTCCATCTGGTCGGCAATGGACGCGTCCGGGCTCGCGTACCACACCCGGTGGTTGCTGTTGCCATACGTGTTGTGGCTGGTGAGGTAGAAAAGCGTCGCCTCGAACGGCGTGCTCGCGTCCGTGCCCGAGCACTTCACCGTGAACCCGGTCGTCGCTTTCTCCACCGCGACCACCCCTATGTTCGCCGAAGCCGACAGCGGCGTCACGGCCACCACGTACTCGTTCACGTTATCCACATCCACCAGCCCGTTGTCGGTGAAATCGAACGCCGTCCCGGCCGTGGAATGGAACGTTCCCGACAGCTTGTAGCCCTCCGGCGCATCCGCGAACGCCGACTGCAAGTCGGCCACCTGCCCGTTCAGGACCGCGTGACGGGCGTCGTCGGTATTCTCGCGATTGTCGATTTTAGTGAAATTGCCGTTGATTTTGCCGTCCCAGTTCGTGCTTGCGCGGGATGGAAGAGCCAGCCCGAGCTTGGGCGTGGACGTGTCCGCAAATGCCGCGCCGCAAACGATAAGCGCCGCCGCCCATGACGTCGCGGCAAGCGCCGCCGAAAAACCTTGCGTCCTTATTCTCATGCCTCCCCCTTCATAAGCCCCTGAACCATAAGGCTGCTCCTTATTGCATGTACGAGAACGGAGAGGCCCCGCACGTCGTCCGCGAGCGTCTCGCAGGCATTGCGAAGCGCCTGGACCTCCGTTTGGCTGTAGGAAGCCCCTATCGCGAGCCCCCCTATGGCCCCGTCTACTGTTCCGATGGCGACTGCCGCCTGCCCGGCCCCGCCGGTCCTTTGAAGAACGATCTCCGCCCCCGCGTCGTCCCGCGCCCTGATCGTCCCGTTGACGAATCCCCCCGCCACGGCGATCCAGCTCCCGCCGTTCCCCGCGACCACATAGGGCGAAACGCCAGCCGCCGCGCTCGCGTCCCACGCGTAGAGCACACACCCGTCCACCGCCCCGGTCTCCCCGGTGTAGGCGAGCAGCAGCGCCCCGCCCGACGCCCCCGCCATGAGCCCCAACTCGCTCGACGGATCGTCGATATCGTCCACCTGCACGAACCGGAGCCAAGCCATGCTTCTGGAGTTATTTGTGATGATTTTCATGGCTTGCCTTAAATCTCCCTGTAGAAATCGTGTTTTCCGATCCTCCGAAGGAACCGCATCCTCTTCGGGTCCCAGCTTGTCGGCCATCCCCCAGCTACCGCCCTGGGATTGAAGTAATGCGTGGCCCCGCCTTCTTCCTCCCTGGCCCCGGTCGGGTCAATCGTCAGTCCCTCCACTGTCAGTTGCGCCACCGCGAGGCACTCCCGGAAAAGCGGCGCATCGCGCCCGCCGCTCGGCCCCACCAACATCCCCAGGTTGGGGTCATTGGCGTTAAAACAACTGAACTGCCACGGCTTCAGCGCCACGCCCTTCACGCCTCCCTTCCCCCCATATTTCCCACTTGCCACACGGTTCATGACCACGTGCGCCACCGCAAGCTTCCCTTCTATGCTCTCCCCGCGCGCCTCCCCCCACACCAGCCGCGCGAGCAGTTCGTCATCCGGAAACTCCGCCAGCCTCCTCAATATCGCCTTTGCCCCCATGCCTTTTCCTTTCATCATATGGCGACCGCCCCCCCGCCATAATTCTCGTGGTAATAGATCGCCTCCACGTATTCGCTCGCCGTTATGGTCACCCATTCGTCTTTTTCCAGCTCGAACTTGGTGATGCGGTATAGCCACGTTTCTTCATTCGGCCTCCCGATCGCGTATGGGTCCCACCTGGACGCGGCCACTGCCTCGTCCAACTCGAAGACGTTCGTCTCCTCGTCGAAAGGCCCGGTGATGGCGCGCTCCAGGATATTGTCGTCCATGTCGCGCACCCACACTTTCACCCCCGCCCCGAACGTCGCCGAATCGAGCGTGATGGTGCGGTCGAGCGTTATCGTCGTCCCGCTTGCGTCCGTAGCCAGAAGCCCCCCGAAGGTCATCTTGTTGCTGTCGTGTTGCACCCGAATAATCGCTCCAGGCTCCATGACGACCGCTTCGACCGGGACCGAAAACTTCACCGTCCGCGTCGTCCACTCCGTTTTCTGCATGCGGAAGATCGCTTCGCGCTGCGCCTGCTCCCGGTTGTTGCACCCGATGAGCGTGATCTTGCTCGACTTGGGCGTCCAGGTGATGGCTCCGTAATCCGAAGCCCGGGCATACACCGATCGCGCCGCATACACCTTGTTCCGGTCGTAATACTCCACCTCGATCTCGTCGGCCTTTTCGCTCCTCGGGAGCCAGCTCACCTTGAAACTCCCCGGCTTGATCTTCCCATACGTGTAGAGCCCCCGCACCACGTCCGGCTTGTCGATCACCACCGAATACTGCTGGCCCATCGGAATGACCTTCGCCCGACCTACGTTCTCCACGTGGTTCAGCGCCGTCTTGAGCGACCCCGGCGACCCGTCGAACACCCCGTTGAACTGCGCCCTCCTTTGGCCGTCCACGGTCCTTTCCGTCCAGTCCGCCCATTCCTCCCACTTCGCTTGGTTGATGCGCGACGGAGAAATCCCTCGCCCGGATTTCTCTTCCGTGAGCATGTAATAGGCAAGCCACGCCGGGACGGTCGGATCGATGGCCATTCTTCCGGAGCCGTCCCAGGAGGGAGCGTCAAAGGCCGTATAGGCATTGACGACCCGGACTGCCGGAACCTGCCCGGAAAGCGAGTCCGACGCCTTGATGCCGAGCGCCAGGCATTGAATCCCGGGATATGCCAGTTCGAAATCGTTGATCTGATCGAAGCCCGTGAGTTGCGTCGTGCTCATGAGCTTTGCGTTGTCCCCGTCATCCGCCGTGATCCTCTTGATCCGCACGTCATACTCGCCCCGCTCCGGGAACGTCACGTCGAACTGCCGCCGCACCCACGACCGGGACCTGTCGCTGAGCGTAGCGGTAGAATGCGCCCACGCCCCGCCGCCCGAAGTCCGGTAAGACACCCGGAAGTCCACGGAATACGTCTTCAACCCTCCCTCGTCGTTCAGCTTGTATAAGCCATACGGGCATTCCACCATCAGTTTTGCGGCGTTGCAGGCGCCTATCGTGCTCACCTGATCTTCGTCGCTCGAATCCTGGAAAGGGTTTCCCAACTCTCCCGTTGGAGGGGTGAATCCGTCCCATCCGTAGACCGCCCCTCGCGTCACGCGAACCTCGTCCAGCCTGCAATTCCCGAAAATTTCGGCGACCGCCAGCTCCTCTTCCGCGACCCCGGAGGCGTCGGGGTAGGAATATCCCGCATAGTCCACGATCCGGGCGTATCCTATCCGGTTGACATATAGGCTTTTCATTGCGCTCGGAAGATTTGCGTAGGCCATGGGAGTGTATTCGTATGCGGATAGCGATTCTGGCCACGGGTAATCGAGACTGCACGAACCTTCGCCCGCGAGCGTCCCGTTCACGTACAGCCGCACCGTCCCCGAAACCCCCTGCGCGGCGACGTGCGCCCATGCGCCCGCCGGTATGGAAACGGAGGCCGTCGCTTCTCCCGCAAGCTCCCATTCGCTGAAGTATTCCGCCTCTAAGCTGTCGCCATACGCCTCGTAGCTCGATGTCCTGGAGGCTTGGAAGACGAGCTCCCCCCCTCTGTAGGCGAGGCTCACCCGGAGGCTGTCTCCGCTTTCGGTCGCCGCCTCCTGGTAAAATAGCCCGTTCGAGACATCCGACGCCCGGTAGAGCCTGCACTCGAAGCAGAAATTTCCCGGCATCCGGAGCGCCTCCAGGTCGTCCGAATCGATGTAGGCCCCCTCCGTCGTGAGATCGAGCGCCCCGCTTCCGAGAAAGGGCGACGCCGCGCCGATGTGGGCCCCGTCCCGGCATGTCCAGGCCGCGCCCCGCGCCGCATCCGTCAGCGTCGTGGCTCCATCCGCACCGTCGCAGTGCAGGAGAAACGTCATGGCCTCTTCATCGATGTAGCTCGAATCGTAAGTTAGAGCTTTATCCAGCTTTCTGTAATGGTGCACTTGATGAAACGGAGAAAGCGCCGAGCGCATTCCGTCCGTGATCGTCAGGTCTCCGCTTGTGGCTCCGATAAAATAGGAGGTCGAGTAAGACGCCAGAACTTCGTCTCCGACCAGGATCGTATCCGCCGTCGGAACATTGGCGGTATAGCCTTGGGCAATGGCGAAGAGCATCCACGCCCATTGCCCGTTGTCGTCGCTTGCCGTGAAGTACTGATTTATTATTTGGGGAGCCGGAGCGCACTGCCCGACAGCAATAGGAACGGAGGCTCCGGGAGCCACGGAGTTATAGTATCCGTTCCAGCCATATGTGGGGCTCGACGCCTCGCTTGAAGCCGATGCCGCCGGGAAGACGGAATTGACGAGGAGGCCGCCGACGGTCATGACCGCGGCCCCGGCGAGCGCTCCGGCAAAGGACCCGTAGCCGAGCGCCGAAACGCCCAGAAATGCTCCCGAACCTCCCACGTACCACGTGGCGGCGGCAGCCACGATCATTACGGCTATTCCCGCCACGGTCCTCCACATGTCTCCGCCCGCCACCCGAACGAACAGGGTGACGCAATCTCCGGGACGGAGCATCTCGTTTAGTGGAAGGGGAGTCATATCGACGCCCATGGTTCCCGTCGATGGACAGGCGGCAATACTCACGGCCACGACCTCGCCTCCGTGGCCGCGCCTTGCGAGCCGCTCCCGGAACGGAGCGACCACATCCGCGACGGTCATCCCCGGAGTCCATGGCATGGCCGCCACGTTCCGATCTTCGGGAATCATCAGAAACATGTTCGTCGTATCGATGACCTTTACAGGTCTATCAGCCTTCACCCTCTCCACCGGTACACCCCCTCCGCCATCGCGCCCCACGCCGGGTGCCCCAGGGAGCAGATCTGCCCGCCCGTCGCCCTGGTGGTGTGCAGAAAATCGAACCGGCTCACCATCAGCCCCAAATGATCCACGATACCCCCGACCCTGGTCTGGAACGCCACGACGTCCCCCTTTCGCGCCTTCCGGAGCGGGACGGGATCGAACATCGCGCGCCGCTCCTCCGCTCTCTTCCCGATTTCCCGCCACAGGTGCGACGCCGCCGATCCGTAATCCGGAAGCTCGATGCCCATGGCCCGCGCGCCCTCGATCACGATGCCGTAGCAATCGAAACTTTCCGGCCCGCGCCCAAAATCGGCGAACGGAACGCCCACCAGTTGGGCTATAGCAGGCTCAATCATCGAAAATCGCCCCCTTGAGCCCCGGCTGTCCCCCGAAATGAAGGACATTTCCCCGCGCTATGCAGTCTTCCCAGGTAAACCCGCAGCTTTCCACTTCCCCGGCGTATTGGCATTCCTCTCCCTTGAATCCCGTCGTCAGCCGATACCGGCAGAGGTCCGCCGTGAATACGTGCGCCGGATACCGCAGCCCGTACGGGTTTTCCGTTCCCAGTGTGAACGTGACCCAATCCGCGTCCGCATCCGTTTTCGTCACGTCGAACCGCATGGAGAACAGCGACTCGCCCGACGCCAGATGATCCGAGCTGACCAGATGAACGTTGACCGCCGCCCCGACCAGTCCCCCCGCCCGTTCGCATTCGTACTGCACCATCCTGTCCACGTTCTGCACCTGAATGCTGAGACTCGGCAGCTCGTCGTCTTTCGTCACCACGCCGATGTCCCACGCAAAGCGCTGCCACGTATGACCGCCCCATTCCACGTCCTCGATGTTCCTGGCCAGCCGCAGCGGCTCACTCAGGGCCGCGTGCTCCACCTGGAGCAGCATCACGATGGCGCTCGACGAATAAAGCCTGTTCTTTTCTTGAATCAACTCGGACGACAGCGTCATTTGTCTTCTCCCCCTCCGTCGGGATCACACCCTCGACAGTTCCACCGCGCTTTCCGTGCACCACCTATTCGGAAACAAATGCCGGAACGGAAGCTCGTCCTGCGTAAACCGCACGATCCACACCGGCCCCTCCCCGAATCCTACTTCCAGCTCGCTGTTGAACGGGCCCAATCCTCCAGGCTCCGCCCCGCCCCCGTACGGCGGCGGATAGCCGTACAACCCGATGGGGAGCTGAAAGTAAAACGGCCGCGCCTGCCCCATCTGACTCCAGAAGAAGTTAAATAGCGCGTCGAACGACGCCGGCCCCATCCACCCCTCGGCCTCGCTCCATTCCATGAGCACCTTCATCCGGTTGCGCGTCCACCGGGGGCGCGTCGCGTCGTAGCCCGCCTCGCTCGACGCGACCACCGTGCTCGTCACGGGGACCAGCTTGAGCGCCGATGGCGGCTCTATGACGCTCCAATCCCAGGTCTCCAGGTCGGCCATTAGGTTATCCCTTCAAATTTCGGATAGCGTACATGAGCGAAGAATTTCCCCCGTTCACCGCTTCGAGGACAATGTCCTGCACCCACTGCTTGCCGTCCCACCGGGGAGCATCGCTCTTCCTGGCGCTCGCCTGCACTCCGGTGCTGTTTACAAGGTTGATCTTCACGTTGCCCCCGCTCCCCTGCGCTCGGTCCAGCCGGTCCAGGATCGTTCTCCGGTCGCTCCGCGAAACGACTTCCTCCCCAGCCTGCAGGATGGCGGGAAATTCATCCGCCGCGAGCCCCGAATGGAGTCTCCTTGCCGACGCGAACAACCACGATGGCGCGATGCGCTTCGGCGCCCCGCCGCTTCCAGCCACCCCGCCCCCGTGGTAGACCGACGCCGCCGACGAGCCTCCCGTCCCGAAAATCCTCGCCAAAATCCCCGCGCTCCCGCTTCCGTCCGATCCCGCCGCTCCCCCGAACAGGCTGCTGAAGACGCTCCCGAGCGAATTCTTGGTCAGCAGCGACTGCACCTGGATCTCGATTAGGCCCTTGAGTATGGACTTCGTCAGGCTGCTGAAATCGAGCTTTCCCGTTGTGACCGCCCCCGCTATGGCGGAGGAGAGGCTCTTTCCCCAGCTCCTCGCCGAACTGTCGAGCTGCGCGAAAGACGCCTTCGCCTCGCTCGCGCCGCTTTGCACTTGGCCGACGGCCTGTCGGTAGGCGTCCCATGAAGCCGCTCCCTCCGAAATGCTTTCCCCGAGCCCGTTCAGCTCCGATCCCAGCGCGTCCATATTCCGCCGAAGCTCCTCGACGGCGGCGCTCACTTCCCCGATGTCACTACCGTATGCTCCGTATGCATCCATTCCCTAATCCGTCATCCATGCGCACTTGTTGATGGTTGGAAATCATGCTCCCGCGGGAGCGGCATCCTGCCGCCGCGTTCCTTGACGGGCATGGCCCTCACTCCGGACAACTCGAACAGATCTCGCCAAGCCGCCCCCCGAAGAGCCGCGCGCATTCCTCTATCGACCCCCCCGCGCAATAGGCGCCTATGCGGCCCTTTGCCCCTTCTCCCGCGCCCGCGCCGCCCCATCCTCCGCGCTCCTCCAGGTAGGGCGCCCGCCAGCGCGACCCGAGAAGCCGCGCGAGGAATTCCATCTTCGAAAGCTCCCGGTTCACCTCGCGTCGCCGCTCCTCCTCCTGCATGCGCAGCCATGCGGCGGCTGTCGCGGCTTCCACTTCCCAGAGCACCGCGTTCCGCCGGGTTACGTCTCCTCCCGCGAGCCGGTGGAGCACGCGCTCCAGCTCCCAGCCGTCCGCGCTGCCTCCTCCCGCGCCTTCACCGCCATCCCGAGCAGCTTCTCCAAGACGGAGGAGGCCCGGTTGCATCCGAAAAAATCCCCGGCGACCTCCACCGCCTGCTCCACCGTCATGGCATACCTAAGCTCCTCGGCGCGCTCATCGACCGTCTCCATCGCGTCCCGGACCGCGTCGCCCTCCTCGACGAGGACCACGGCGAATGCTTCCGCCGCCCCCGGATCGAGAGCGAGCCGCGCGATCTCCCACATGCCCCCGTCCTCCGCCACCGCCGCGCTCTCCAATAGCGGGGCTAGCCGCTCCACCTGCCCGAGCACCAGCGGACGCTGAACATACGCCTTCTCTCCGATGACATAACGCTTCGTCATTTTGCCTCTCTCCCTCCACTGTATTGCGGGTGACACGGACAACTCGTCGCGGGCGAGTTGTCCGTGCGCGCAGCGCAAGAGGCCAAAGCCCCTTGGCTTCCATCGGTCCGATCTCCTCCAATGAACTCGCCGTTACCGCATAAGCGGTTGGCGCGGCGAGCGCCAGACGGTCCCTCATTCGAACACGACCGTCACTTCGTCGTCGCCCGCGCTCCCCGCGAGCCCGAACGCCGCGTCGTAAACGAAAACCCCGTCCCGCTCTCCGTCCTTCACCTCCTTCTGCTGCATGGCGGGGGCCGAAACCGTCATCCGGTTTCCCGGCGCGCTCCCAATCGTGCCGATCCGCAAAGGGAACGGCGCCGCGCTCTCCCATTTCGCCCAGAAATCATAAGCGGCCTCCAATGTCGCCTCCGGGTCGAAGCTCCCCCCCGGCTCGCGCCCCGTGACGACCTGTTCCAGAACCCCCGTCGCGCTGCTGATCGAGCGGCGCTGCGCAATCTTGTTGTTGAGCGACACCTCGATCTTGTTCGCCGCCGGGGCGTAGCCTCCCACGGTGAGTTGCGAGCCCAGGCAGACCGGGGGCTTGACCGTGCTGAAAACGGGCGTCCCCGGCCCCAGATCCTGCGGCGCCACGTAGAGCCCCTTGAACTCCCACTCGAAAAACCCGTATTTCCCCGACTCGCACCGGAGCGTCCAGGTCCCCCGGCATCCCACGATCTTCCGGAAGAGCGATTCCACGTACACGTGGAGCGTCACGCTCGGGAAAAGGATGCTGCTTGGGCGGTACGTGATGGAAGCGCCGTCGTCCACCACCTCCTCCATCGCGCAGGCCTTGAAAAGCTCCCCCTCCCAGCCCCAGGAGGGCAGGGCGCCCGCCGCTCCCGTCCCCTTCACTTCCGTTTCGAAGGAAACCTGCGCGTATCGTGCGCCCCGGCTGAATTCGAGCGGCGAGAGGCTTGGCCTCAGCACGTCGCGCGCAAGCGCCTCGCCAATGTATTGCACCTCCAGATTGCGGACCAGCAGCGCGTTCTCCGCCGCCGTGGGCCCCGCATCCACTCCGTATTCCGCCTCGGTCTTCGCGAGCAGAACGGTCTTTCGCGTCAGCATGCGCCTTCCCCCTTGTGCATCCCAATGGTGCTGACCCAATCTTTGAACGTCATTCCTGCAAAAGCCGGAATCCAGGATTGCTGCGGCTTTCTGGACCCCTCTCCTGCCCTTGCCCATGGTTAGATGGCGAAGCGGCAACTCGTGCGGAACGTGATCCCGTACATGGCCATGGTCGCGTCGCCGCGGATGGCCTCTTCGGAGACGGGCGCGAGCGGATCGATGTCGAGCCCGCACTGTTCTCCGGATAAGGCCGCCCGCACTGCCTCGATCAGTTCGTATGCGCCCGTTTCGCTCCCCTCTCCATGGCGCGCCGCCACGTCCCCCCGGAGGTTTTCCACCATCGCCACAACATTGAAGAACATCTCCCGGTCTTGCACTCCGTTCCATGCATGGCTGTACTTCCCCCGGCTGTAAACCACGTAAACGGCGGGAGAAAGAAGCCGTTCGCCGTCCCGGTCCGCCCCCTTCGCGGTGAGAAACCGCGCGAGCGACGCGCACTCCCGAAGCCCCGGCATCTGTGACTTCAATCTCTCTGTGATCGCGTCCTCGATCTGCCCCGCTGTGTACATCCACCCTCCCTTGAAATACTGCCCCTCCCTCGCCCCCAAAACCATCTGCCAAACCGCCGTATCGCCGTCGGGGCGGGGGGGGGGGGGGGGGGGGGGGCGCGGGGGGGGGGGGGGGGGGGGGGG